GAACCTGACCAGTAGTTGCCGTTCGACCCGCGGTTGTTCCACGTCGAGCCATTGCCGTTGCCGGAGCAAGGAAAGAAGAGGCTACGATTGTCACCTTATACGACCATCCTGATGGGGTTGCTTGATGCAAGACCGTCTGGTGTCTTTTGTTTTTCCCAAGCCATTGCTGACTCAGGACGGACAACCTATGAACTTCGTTCCGAAACCCTATATTTTATTAGTATAATGCTACGACCTCCTTACGCAGCTGTCGCAGGAAATCGTATGCTTCCATCGGAGACTTCGATTCGAGTGGAAACGATAAAATACTATTGATAACATCCGAGATACGTGTGATGCGTGGCTGTGCCTCGCTTACCTCTCGACTCTCTCGCTTTTCTGGTTTGTCTGCCTTTAGTGGCAGTGTCTGTTTCCAATCATCAACAGTCTTTCGGATGGTCTCAAAGTCGGAGACGAGAATATCATCCGTCGGTGTAATCATTACGTCGATCATCGTGTCGCTGATGGGTATGAACGTCACGCTGCCGTCGTTGGGAATATATTTGTCGAGCGATGTCAACGGAAAACCGATGAAGGCATCAATATATCCGTCTTTATGTTTCTTGGCGATGATATTGATATTCTTAATGTTTTCACTAAATGGCATCGTGGCAATGATCCACGCGCTGATGTCGTGAGCACGATAAAAGTTGCCTTCTTTGATGAAATGTATGCGTCCGAACATGTCGGGCGACTTGCGATTATTCTCTAATTCTATGATCTCTGCGATTGTCATTTGCTTGATATGTTTAATCTGTTATAATTATTATTGTGGATATTATTCCTGTGGCGCGTGCCTTGTGCCGCCTTACGGCGGCTTGTGGCACGCCCACATGAATAATATATGGTTGGTTTGGGTGGAACGACGTTACTGAACCGCCCGCCCGGCAAAGCCGAAGAACCGATTGTAGCTGCCCTGCGGGTAGACACCACCGGAGCGGAAGTACAAGTCCCGCCCGCTCGTGGCAGAGTAAAGAGAACCTGACCAGTAGACGCCGCCCGACCCGCGGTCGTACCACGTCGAGCCACTGCCGTCGCCGGAGCAAGGAAAGAAGAGGATGTTGTTGTTCACCTTCGACTTCAGACGGATGCCTACGATATCGCTCATCGTCACCAACTTGTTTGTGGTCTCGGCTGCGATGTCGTCACCGTTAGCGTCGATATACTTAGTGTAGGCTGAGTTGAACAATTCGGCATACTCATCAGTTGTCGGCAGTCGCCAAGGAGCACCGAGATTGGCACGGGCGAAGTCCATCGAAGCGGGTACGTTGCCATTCAGCGCGGCACCAGGTGTCGATGCGTATGGGCCGTCGTTGCTGCTGCCCCAGTCGTAGCTGAACGAACTGCTATTGGCGGGGTTATGGCCTTGCGTGTTACCCCATGAGAAGAACGTACACTCGTACTGGTACTCGCTGGCTGCGAAGCCATTGGCCTGAGTAACGTCGATGTTCTTCTTCGCCCAGAGCAGACCTGAAGGCAGGCCCATATCCACGAAGAGGTCGCTCGGGCTGCTGCTCTGTTCGAGTCCGCTGATGCAGATGATGTTCCAGTTCGTGCCGTCATAGACCACGGTGATGGTGCAACCTGCCTTTACCACACCCGGCTGGAGGGCATTACCACCGATATATAGCGGCTTGGCTCCCTGCGAGTTGATATTCAGCGTAGCACTCACGCAGTTGATGGCCTTGGTGAAACGGATGCTCACAGGCATGTTCTTCAGCATGATGAAGTTGGCGAGCGTGGCCACCTTTGCGGATGTCGTCGCGTCGGTAGTGCAGATGCCCAATCCGAGACCTACCTGTACACCATCGGTGATACTGGCTTGCTTGCTACCGAGTGCGGTCGTCAAGTCTGCGTTGGTGGGCAGGGCGTCCAGCTTTTCACGCTTGGCTGTGGTCATTCCACTTCTGATGGATGCAAGTTCGGCGGAGGTGAAGTGGGTGTTGTTCAGACGATACTCATACACCCATGCAGAGCCGTTGTACTTGTAACGGTCATAATCGTTATCACCGTCGGAGTCAGTCACCTTCACCCAGGCATAGTCGTTATGGTGGTTGCCGGTGGTGGCTTCGAGATCGGCGAGTGTGTCGTAGGTGCCACGGAAGGTACCGGCATACTCCTGTACCTGCTGACCCACATACTCCTTGGTGGCGTATGCTGCGAGGGCCGAGTTGATGGCTGTCGAGATGAGCGTGCCCACCTGTGTGGTCGTCGAGTACGAAGCCAAGGCGGTGTTCAGCGCGGCGGTGATGGCGTCGTCGGTCTGCGTCTTGGTGTAGTAGTTCGTCAGGTCGAGCGTGGTCGATCCGATGAGTTCCCACGAATAGGTGGTGGTATTATTCTCTGTTACGGCCAGGGTGATGTACTCGTCTTTCACATTCTGAGTCTTCGGATCAGAAGATGGTACGAAGTAGAGTTTGCCCATCGTCGATGCGCTGGCGGTCGGAAGGGTCTGTACGCTTACCAACTCAAACTGGTTGATGGCCGCGATGAGCTGGTCCACCTCATTCTTCGAGTATGTGTCGCTCTTCAGATAGTAGTTCGTCAGGTCGGTGACGGCCTTGGTGATGAATGATGCGAGCGCAGTCTGAAGTGCGGCTGACAGATCAGTGTCAGGAATACCGCCAACGGGCTTCTGATAAGCCGTTGCACCGGCAGCGGCTCCGCTACGGATGTCGCTCAGATCGGCAATCACAGCCTGCTTACCGTTTAGCAGGGTTTCCAGTTCAGCATTGGTCGGCAGGGCTGACAGTTTAGTCACCAGCGACGATGTGATGGCTGAGTTGATGGCATCCCACTGGGCAGCTGTGAAACCACTGTTGTTGAGCGTGTACTCGAAGGCCCAATCCGTACCGTCGAACTTGTAACGATCCACCGATGCGATGACGGTCGGTGTGCCGTCGGCAGCGGGAACCTGTACGAAGGCGTAGTCGTTATTGTCGGCTCCAGAGATAGCACCAGCGAGAGCCGTACCTACCTGTGCGTGGGTAGCGGCGGTGGTCAGCGAGAGGTCGCTAACGAGGTTGTAAGTACCCTTAAACTGAGCCGTACTGGTCTGAATGCTGCTGTTGACAAAGGCTTTGTCGGCCAACTGATTCAGCGTCGATGCAGCAGATGGAATCTTAGCCTCGATAGCGTCAATGTCGCCGGCGTTTGCTTCCTCAGCGGTCTTGGCGCGGGTTTCCTCGGCATCTACCAACCCGTCCACCTCGGTCTTGGTGTAGGTGGTGCTCTGGGGTGCGGCTGCTTCGGCTTTGTCGAGCGACGACTGCACACCGCTGGTGAGGTCGCTCTTCGGCATACCACTCACCGGCAACTGATAGGCCGTTGCGCCTGCGGCGGCTCCACTGCGGATGGTCTGAAGGTCTGAGATCACATCCTGCTTGCCAGCCAAGAGCGTGGTCAGTTCCGAGTTTGTGGGCAGGGCTGACAACTTGGCCACGAGCCCGCTGGTGATACCGCTATTCAATGCGGCCCATTGGTCGGCAGTGAATCCAGAGTTGTTCAATTCAAACTCGAAGGCCCAAGAGCTACCGTTGAACTTGTAACGCTCCACACGGGCAATCTCGTTCGGTGTACCTACGGCTGTCGGAATCTGTACGAAACAGTAGTCGTTGTTGTCGGCTCCCGTGATGGTGCCAGCGAGGGCTGTGGCGATGTCGGCACGACTGGCGGCGGGTGTCAACTGAAGGTCGCTCACTTCGTTATACGACCCCTTGAAGTTGGCGGTGTTCGTGGCGATGCTGCTGTTTACAAAATCCTTGTCTGCCAACTGATTCTGTGAGGTAGCTGCCACTGGGATTTTGGCCTCGATAGTGTCGATGTCGTCGGCATTGGCTCCCTCTGCGGCACGGGCGCGGGTTTCTTCGTCGCCAACCAGTCCGTCCACCTGAGTCTTGGTGTAGGTCGTAGCCTGGGGTGCTGCTGCATCGGCCTTTTCGAGCGATGTCTGCACACCGCTGGTGAGGTCGGTCTTCGGAATACCTGCGCCTGGCTTTTGGTAGGCTGTTGCACCTGCTGCGGCACCCGTGCGGATGGTTTCGAGGTCAGCGATGACGGCCTGCTTACCAGCCAGGAGTGTGGTGAGCTCTGCATTTGTCGGCAGGGCAGACAACTTGGCCACCAGTCCGCTGGTGATCGTCGAGTTGATGGCATCCCACTGAGCAGCGGTGAAGCCCGAATTGTTCAGCGTGTACTCATACGCCCATGCCGAGCCATTGAACTTGTAGCGGTCGATGGCTGCGATCTCTGTCGGTGTGGCGGTGGCGGTTGGAATCTGAACGAAACAGTAGTCGTTGTTGTCAGCACCACTGATGGTAGCCCCAAGTGCCTCGATGATAGCGGCACGGGTGGCTCCCACTTCCAGGTGGAGGTCGCTCACAAGGTTGTACGTGCCGCGGAACACAGCCGTTGCGGTCTGAATGCTCTGGTTCACGAACTGCTTATCAGCGAGTTGATTCTGAGCCGATGCAGCGGCGGGAATCTTCGCATTGATGGCGTTGTCGGCAGCGATGCGAGCTGCCTCCTCTGCGTCGATGTCGTCGGCATTCTGCTTCTCAGCAGCCTTGGCGCGAGTCTCTTCCGCATCGATGTGTTGCTGAAGTGTCTGATCGGCACCCTCGCGTGCTTCGGTTTCCTCACCAAGAGAGACGATGGTCGCCTTCTTGCCGAGTTCGGTGTTAAGTTCTGACTGTGTGGGCAGGTTGCCGAGCTTCGTCTTCTCGCCTTCGGTGAAGTTCTCATCCGAGAGACCCTTGCCATCTACCTTATCCACCTTGTCGTTTTGCAAGCCTTCGATGGCCTGCTGGTTTGGCGTTACCTGGTCCAGCAATTCCTGAACCTCTTCGCCGGATTGTGTCAATCTGTAATCTGCCATAATCTTATACGTTTTATTGGTTGTTATTCTGTAAATTGCTCAGTGTGTCCTGTATCTGCTCAGCCGTCTCACGCAGCGCATAGAGGTATTCATCGTTGCGGGTGATGAGAGGTCGGTAGATGGTGTACGGGTCGCCGTGGTCGGGGATGACCACCTCGGTGGCGCACAGTCTGACGTACAGAGCTGCAATGTCCGACTCCTCGGTGCGCTCGTAGCGCACATCGTGGCCCTCGCTCGATGTGTTCGGACAACAGATCAGTTGCGGGTTCGGTGTCGTCACCACAAAAGCAATAATCTGCTCATCCACCTCCTGACGCTGGTTGTTCGGGTTAGAGTCGGTGTCGTGTGCCTGCCACACCATGCGAGCCGTCACCTTACCCACCATGCCCGTGGTGTCGAACATCATCACCCACTCGCTGCCGGTGCCGTACAGGAAATCCGACTTCTGCAACGTGAGTTTCTTACCCATGCGTCCATACAAAAGTTCAACATAGAAATCGCACTCTTCCATGTTGAAGTTTGGGTTCTGAGAAGTGACAATGTATTTCGCCTTCTCTCCTTGTTGAATAATAGATAATTCTGCCATAATAAAAGATGCTTTTTATTACGGCAGAATCATTGCTTTTGGTTTACTAAATCACGGCTTTACAAGTGCCTCTTCGAGTTCATCAACCTGGGCGAAGTTCCAGTCATTCGACAGGCACAGACGATTAAACACGTCGGGTTTCATGGTCTGGATATTGATGCCCGCATCCTCGCCCGACAGGTCCTCGACGGCTTTGTTCACGAACTCGGCGATGTGACTCTCATCCTCCATTTCGGCCTTGGCCTTCTCGATAGCGTCGTTCACCGCTTCGTTCATTTCGGTGAAGACGGGTTTCATCTGTCTAAGCAGACGGATGAATGCAATCTTTTCGTCGTCGTTCATTCGCTTCATTGATGCTACGCTGAGGAAGCGATAAAGCTCAGCGATTCTTTTCTTGGTCATAGTTCCCTTGATGTTTGATAATGTAAATGTTACTACGGGCGCGACCATATATAATCGCGCCCTGTCTTTACTCCTCGTTCGCGCCAGTGATATTGGCTTCGATCTCGTCGATGGCACCCCATGTCAAGTTAGCGTCGCGGCGACTCATCTCCGACAGGCTGTAACGCACCTCTCCGTCGCGCACGTAGCCGTTGAAGTTTCCGATAAAGTCACCTTGCTGGCCTTCGTTGTTCTTATACACCGAACCGCTCACGCTTTGCAAGCCGTTATTTGTGGCATCGAGCACGTAGGAGCCCTGCACCATCACATTCTCGTTCTCGTAAGCATACTGATTGTTCAGTGCCGAGGCAATAATGTTGAATGTACTCATAATTTAAACGTTTAAAGAGTTAATATTAATGTGAATTATTTATGTCGTGATTCTTGGCGACGATGCGCTGACGGCACCATTGATCTGCACGGTCTCTGGTGCATAACTTGGCGTGGCATACGCTGTGATCTTGATATAGGGGTCTTCGTTCTTGGCCACTGCCGGCTCTACATAGATATAGGCAGGATTGCTCAGAGACGAGAAATTCAGCAGCGCGACATTGTTGTATGTTGTACCGGCATTTGGCATCGACACGTTCACCGAATATTCAAAGTTGCCTGTATCTGGGTTGACGTAGCTCGGTCGCCCGTCGCTCGCAATCTTCAAATGTATGCGCACGTCGCCGTCTGGGTTCCAATGGCCCGATGGAGTGGTGAAGCTGCCGTACACCGTACCGCCTATCTGATACTTGTAATATTCTCTTCCGTCGTTTGGATTGATGACCGGCGTGTTGCTTGTCAGCGTCAGCGTCACGCCAGGGCCTTGTATGAAGCCAGTCAGTCCGGTGATACCACCCTGAACGAGGTAGGCCACGATGTCGTGACGGTCTATATTGTCGTCGATCTCCAGCGAGTTTGCGCTGAAGTTCGGTGTGGTTGTCAGCACGGAGTATTCAGCATTAATGTCCGTGTAGGTGGTTCCGTCGTAGACGAACGACGGGAATGTGCTATACAGAAATGCAATAAAGCGGAATGTATGGCCTGCACGGGCTCCATCGTGAAGGAGTGCCACCTCGGGCGAAAGCATACCCGACTGTATAACGTTTGCAGAGCGCAGTATCACCGTAGGCACCGAAGAGCTCACGCTATTCAGTTTGTGGCGTGTCACCACGGCCACGAAACCGCCCGAAGGCTGGTCGATGTCACGAATGGCGAAACCGATATAGGAACCACCGCTGTAGAAGTTTAGAAACTCAGACATGGTGATACATGTATCAGGATTCCAACCTCCATTAAGATAGTACGAGTTCACTCCGCTATTCACATACAGAGGCAGACCCACTCCTCCATTGCCGTCGGTGGTGTTGTAGGTCAGTTCCATCCCCTCCACTCCGAAGGCAAACGGGGCTACGGCATGGATGTCATAGCCTGGACCTGTAGGGTTAGCCTCATTGATGAAGTCGGTCAGTCTGAACGGCTCGTTCTGACTGCCACCTCTCGGTTTCAAGTATTGCCACTTGCTATGCGGATCGAGGTTGATGCCATCGAACGTGATAGATGGTGTGATGGCTGCAAAACCGAATCGCGCACTATATCTGTCAGACGGTGTGCCACCTTGCTGTGGTGCCAGCATCACGATCTTCGAGTTTCTGATGGGCTTGAACTTCGCCATCGGATTGATGGTCGCCTTCTGGCACAGCGTACCGAGGTCGTTGTCGGTTGTAGCGAGCGCACGCTGAACGTCGAATATGCTCACCGGTGCTTTGATTACTCCGTCGATGTAACTCATACTCTATACCATTTTCTTTAATATGTTAATCTCGTTTCTTAGAGCCTGATTTTCCACCTCCAGCAGACGAATGCGTGCCTCATGATCCACCACCTTGCGGGCCGTAATCACTGTAGACACTAAGGCCGTGGCAGAATAGTCGAGAGACAGGAACCTGTCGAACATTGGAGAGACGGCATTTGGTAGTACCGACTGCCAATATTGCGCACTGGTTCCTACAAACACGTTGCCGTTAGGTTTCTCGTTCCATGTGTAGTCGAAGATAGGGGCCGATGCTACGGCATCCACGCTCAGATAGTCGATGTATCGTTGTATCGTCTTCAGGCGAATATCAGATCGGGTGCTGATGGTATTGCTCGACTGGATTCCGCTGACGCATTCCAAATACATCACATTGAGCGTAGATTTCAAGTGCGACTGCGAATAGGTTACACCCTGGGCTGGTGAGTATGTATCTTCAAACAATGTGAAATGATTGACCGACAGCGTGCCGTAGGTGTATGAGTTCAATACGTGCAATGACGAGAACATTAAGCTCGATGTGCCAAGGCCGTACTGCTGATTCGCGGTCGGTGTGATGTTACCTGCCATTGTCAGGTTGCCTGCGATGCTTCCGCCGTATGCACGAAGATTGGTACAATAAACGCTTGACCATCTCTTTGACTCTGCACCAAGGTTTACAGAGTTGTTGCTGCTTGGTGTGAGGTTGCCGGTGATGGCTGTCGAACCGCTCAGAGGGATATAATCGCCGCTACCTCCACCGCCGCCGGAGTTCGATCCGAGGGCACTGACGTAGGTGTCTGCATAGAAGCCGGCATTAATCAGGCGAACGCCGCTATTACTTGAGTCGTATTCAAAATATACTGAATCGGTCAGGTAGAGCCGCGATGTCTTGGTGTAACCGTTCACGTCAAGTTTATAGGTTTGCGAGATGGTAGATGTGCCGATACTTACATTTCCCGATAATTTGGCAAAGATAGCATTGTTGATTTTCAACACCCCGCTTGCGTCCTCGATGATACGCGAGGTGTAGTCGCTTGTCGATCCGTTATAATGAAAATCAATATAACCACCATGACCGGCACTGCCGCCTATCTCCGAGAACTCCAGGCAGGTGGCCTGCGTGATGTCGCCCTTCACCGCAGCAGAGCCGTCGAACGACTGCCCCCAGATGGTTCGCGCCGTAGAGAGCTGAGCGGCTTTCGATGAATAGGGCACGGTTATAAAACCAGTATTTGAGCCGTTGATAGTCACGCCTATCTTGTCGGCATTCGTACCAGTGCCTACCACGATGGCGGTCACACCTTCCGACTTCAGCAGATAGTTGCTTAGCGCGTTATAGGCCGATTCGCCGTGACTGATATACGTCTGATAGGTAGAGTCGATGGCGATAGTGCCGCTGGTGGTGATGGTGCCACCACTGAGACCTGTGCCTGCCGTGATGCTTGTCACGCTGCCGCTGCCGCCACTCGTGCCGTATGTCCATTGGTTATTCCGATACACCAGCGTTTGGCCATTCGACGGGATACCGAGACTGGCGTTATTGATGCTTGCGAGAGGTTCGTTTAGGGAAATGCCGCCACCGCCCTGCTCAGAGTTCTGACCGAGTGCCGACAGATATTCCTCAGCCCAGAAGCCTACGAGGGCTTTGATGTTCGAGATGGTGGTGTCGGTATCGTTTGGCTCCACCTGCACGTCTGGGTCGCCAGAGTGCTCGCCAGGTCCGTAAATCTCGAAGATACGATTGAAGAAAGCCTTGCTGATATAGTTTTCCTCGACCCACGATGCAGATATGCCGCCACCTACTCCACCACCGCTACGTGTGGATTTTGAAGCCTCCTGGCGGGCTATTCGTCTGATTTGGTCTTCAGTCAGTTTCATGCCGATTCGAATTTATGCCAAAGCACCTACTCCTACAAATACAAAACTTCCCGTGCAAAGGTTTCCTCGCGTCGCTGTCACCTTATAGGTCTTTAGTATGGCATTGCCAGTCAGATGGGTTGCGCCACCCTGTGTATTGGTGCAGATGGTGAGCGAATAGGTTTGTCCGACGGTTAGCTGATTATTCTCATAAAGGCGGTTCTTTATGTCGGCTTCAGAGCGAATCAGGAAATTGGTAGTAATGCTCCACTCTTTGCGGCCTGATATAAACGACTTCCATTGCCCTGTCGTTGGAGACGATATTTCTATCACCTCGCTATCCACCGTGATCTCGTTTGTCTTGGTAGCAGCAATGGCGGTGCCACCCTTCTTGATGATGATATTGTTTCCGTTGGTTGCCATAGCCGTATTAATCTAAGTTTATTAATTGCAGTTCGTTCTCTTCTTCTCGCCAGTCGATGCTCTGCGATAGGATGCCATAAGTACGCCCATCGTTAGTCACCGACTCAATAGGCTGTGCATTCCCCTTCACCCTGACTGTCAGCAACTCGCGCGACTTGTTCATTATTGCAGCGCGACGCACCACACCCAGTTCATCGTATTTCGTAGATACATATCCGTGTGCTGATGTCAGGGCTGCGCCCGCTCCGTACTGAGTGCCGCGGCGGGTGGTGATGGTGCAACCAATCATGTAGTCATCGTTATATAGTCCTGACAGCAGACGGATGATATTGTTGTGATCGTAGTCTGGCGTAGGCTGCGATATGTCGTTCGTGCATCTCAATACACCGATTGACAGATTGTTGATCAGGTAGCCGATCACCGAATAGTCGCCAAAGTCTTCTGTACCGTCAGCGTTGCACAGCAGCTCAAAGTATGTCGTATAGTAACCTGCGGCAAGGCCAGTCGGCATGTCGATAGCAAATCCGCTGATGGAGTCGAGCGACTGCTCGGCCCACAAATCAATCGTGTAGATGTCATCCTTCATGGTGATGTTGCCATTATCGACATTGATCCAACAGATGCTCTCGGTTGTTGACCACGTATATCGGGTGGCGGGCGATGCCGTCACCTTTTCGGCTTTTAGCCAGTAGGTGCCTATACGGAATTTAAAGTACACCCGCTTCACGGCCTCGTCCTCACCCCTAAAGTATTCCCTCAGTCTGAAATTGATGTTCAGCGCAGCATATTCGTTGGCATTGAGATAGACATAGGTAGGTATATTAAACTTGATGGCCGAGCTGGGAGTGTTCGCCATTGTCTTCTGCGACTGCACAAAGAAGGAGTCATCCCATGAGAATCCGTCGCGTACCACTTGGTCACTCTGCCCTACTCTCAATATCTGTCCGCCGTAATCATTCAGGAAGTTGATCCAACCAACAGTCTGGGAACCGTTTTTGTAGGGTAGTATCTCGGCGTTGCCATTGAACAGCAGTTCCTGGGGATGGCCTAACGGCTCAGTTCCGTAGACAGAAAACATCTTGAAGAACTCCGACACGGCATAGATACTCTCCACCTTGGCCGAGTTGGTATCGAACTCGCCTTTAATACGACGATACACCTTTGAATAACTTTGCTTATTGTTAGCACCACAAATCGTAAGCGAAGCCAGGGTGTGGCTGCTGTATTGGGTGGGCCGAGTGCTGCCAGCAGTATCTATGTCGTAGTAGGTCACGTTGGTGTCAGGATATACCACGAAATAGAATGTATCCTTGTATTCGTGCAGACTGATGCCGAAGTACTGACAGAACTGCTCGACGCACTCATAGAGCGATATGCACTCGTATTTGTTGGCCGTGCTTCGCTCGTTACGCTCCGGGATGGTCAGATACTCGCGGAAGTTATTGTTCTGCACGTATACATCCTTTACCGGCGTTTCCTGCGGGGCAGTGATATAAATGTTATTAGGGAAGTATGTATTGATGGTCCGCACTAATGTAAACAGGCTTGTATATCCTTCGTTTTGGGTAAACATTACTCCCTGCATAGCCTCCATCACCGACATTAAAGGTATCTCTATCTCGTATGGAGTTGGTCCCCACTGCTGACTGTATTGTTCGGGTCGCAGGAATCCCATCCACAACGTTTCGTGGCTGTCACGAAACACTACGGGGCGATCCGTTGTCTGAACGGGCCTGATCTGATTGACAATGGTAGAGTTTTCGACGATAAATCTGATATATCCGCTCTGGCTACGGATGGGTACATACATATCCTCGTCAATATCTTCAGAGGTGGTAAACGGGCTTGCGGCACCCGTCAGCTGTGTAGCCGTACCGCTGAAGGAATTGTCGTAGATGTCAACGTAGTAGTCAACGTTAGACAATGATTTGAAATGTATCTGCCAACGTACTGCCATAGTTTATCTGAATCTTGTGGTTACATACTCGCCGCGACCTGTACGGCGACCATTGTTATTGATAGCCAGTCGGATGTCCTCGCCCTTGATGGTGGCACTCAAATTGAGATCATGAATATTATTACCTTGGAGCCCTTGCGCAACGTTTGCCTGCTGCGCTCTGTTCAAGATGAGCTCGCCAGCATCGAGCATCACAGGACCGACGTTATCACCACTATAAGAGTTACCTCCGACAATACCACCATTGGCGTAACCTGTTGCCTGATGGATTGAAGAAATTGTCGTGATCATCGAGGCTGTAGATGCAGCAGCAGCAGCAATAAAAGCCCAAATGTTTGATTTTGTGGTGCTATCTGAAGACAGGGCACCAGCATAGGCTTGTGCTACTGTTGCAATGGCTTGTGCCACGATACCCATAACTTTTGCGCCTGGGTCTTCGATCTGCGAGAGCGCGGAGCCTACAGAGCTGATGGCACTGGCTGCGGTTTGAAATGACTTAGCCGAGTCTTTTGCTTCTTTGTTGATTTCGCCCGTCGGCACCACGCCTTCGGCTTTGTTCAGTGCATTGAAAGCATCGGTTAGCGATTGAACAGAATCCACAGCTTCTGCCGATCCACTCTTGACGGAATCGACATAAGCCTGCCATGCCTCAGACGCGCCTTCTATTTCAGGGGCCTTGAATGTGTCGGCACTCAACGTCGCTTTCGACATGGCTTTCTCCCATGCCGAAGAGATAGATGCTTCGAGTTGCGCTTCAAGTTCCTCGGGTGTCAGACCGCCACCACCTGTACTACCACCACCGCCGCCTGAACCACTTTTGAGGTATCGGGCGTCGCTGAGCAATACGCTGGCGGCACCACCACGGGCTGAGAATGCGGCATTAAGTAATGGTGCATACTCTCTGCGCCATTCGTCGGTGAACAGGTCGAGCAGTTTTTGATTGATGTTTCTGGTGTCGTATGACGTTACCGAACCTTCGTCGTAAGAGCCTCCAGCCTCATAAGTGACACCCTTGCTACCCTTCGCGCCTCGCCTCATAGCCATGTACGAAGCATCGCTGCTGAAGGTACGCATCAGGAAGTCGTAGTCTTTCTGGTTCAGTTTGATATTAGCATCTTGCAACTTTGCATCTACCTGCGCCTTGAAAGCATTATAATTCAGTTGTGATTCGGTCTTAAAGGCTTTAGACAGCAGCCCTTCAAGTTGACGGAGTTCGGTTTGTGCTGCCTGACCTTTCTCGCTGTTTGCACCTTCACGACGGATGATGGCCTTCAACTCTGTGGCGCGAGCCTGCAACCGAGTACGCTCAGGGTTGATAATGGTCATGCGGGTCTGAAGCTCATCGAGGGCGTTGTAGGCTTCTTTGGCTTTTGTTATCACCTCGCCTATGCGACTGATAAATCCTGAGAAGTCGCCATTATTGAGTGACTGCAAGAATGAATCGTAAACACCTTCAGCAGCTCTCACAGTCCGTCCCCATTCATCTACGTTGCTTTCACAACTGAAGAAGGCATCCTTAGCCACCTTTACGGCTATGGTTGTTACACCAAGAATGCTGCCGAACTTGGTCAGTTGCTCAATATTCAAACCGAAGGTTCCAGCCACCCTGTCGAGTGCATCCCTCAGTCCGCCACCGCCATTCAGCGAGTCGTTAATATTCTTAATCTCGACATTGCCATCCTGAATGCGGCCTTTCAACTGATCGAGCGACGCGGACAGTGCCTTGCCGAATGGCGATGCCTTCTCTTCATCCGTCAGTTTGTTGTATTGCACGCTCAGGTCGGTGAAAGCCTTGGTCATCTCGGTAATGCTGCCCTTGGCCGTCTTTGATACGGTTTCCATCTGCCCGAGGGATTTCACAAACTCCTCAACGCCATCATCCAACTGTGTGAGCGTACCGCCAGCCTTGCGGCACCCGTCGGCATAGCGTTGCAACCCTTCGGCTGCACGCTTCAGTTTGTTGTCGTACTCCTGGGAGTCAACTTTGAGTCTGAGAATTGAATCTGCCATATATCGTTATTTCTTTTTGTTCAGGATGTTTTCGAGTTCGGTGTCTATCAGGTTGGCGAGTGCGTCAACGGCCCTTACCAGAGCAGGTTCACCCGCATTGCGGAAGAAGTTGCGTGCTGATATGGCTCCACGATTACCCGTATTGGGGTGCTTGTTCCATCGGTCAACCTTGCGATTATCGTTTTCGGTGAAGTTGATGACACGCGGACTGGTCTTAGTCATACCGTCGTTTACCCATCTGAGGATGAAACCACGATCAAGTGCATCGTATGACATGATGCGAGCCGTGCGCGGCGAACGAAGGCGACGGTTGCCACCGCGACCAGTAGAGCCTTTGCGTGGCGGATCGTATGAAGTAGAGCCGTGAGCCTTGCGCGAGTTGTAGATATTGATATTGGCACCTAATATCTTTTTATAGACGGCTGTACGCACGGCACGGGCCGATCCTCGCGGGTCGTTCTTGATAGCATTGCTGGCAGCTTCTACGACCTTTGCACGGGCCTCTTTAATCACCTTACGGATGAGTGATTGCAAGGCTTTTTGGGTCTTAGGATTCGTGGAGAGAGCCTGCTCTAAGACCTGCTTCTGCTCCAGTACTACGGTGTCGTTAACTTCAAGTGATACCATACAATTAACCACCGATTCGCGGTCGTGGGTTTACCATGTTTTTCCGTGTTTTCCGTGTTTTCCGATGCTAAAAAAGGGGTGACGCTGCACCCCAGTCTCATTACCAACTAAAAAATAAAAATAACTAAAATTTTACACACTATTAATCTAAAACAATAAAAACCATAAATAAAAAAATCCAATAACCGTGATTATGTGCGCTGCTATCTCAGCAGTATAGATTTTTCGAACATCGGCTTCGACTTGTCGAAGCACTTCTTTCCGTCCTTGACGATCTTGTACCCCTTGACAATGACGCCGTTCTCGTATATCTCGAATATAGTCATCTCCGCATCATCGTACAGGCGCACCGACTCCTTGCCCTCAATGCCGCGAGGCTTGCTGAGCGACGGTAACGCCAGGTTCCATGCCGATGTGCCAATAGGCGTCAGGCTCGCCTTCGTATAGCCAAAGGGCTGGCCTGCGGGCACTATGGGGTAGTCATGATTGTCTATCTTGAATTTTTGCTCGATGCCGTTGCTCAGGTGCGAGTGGCCGAAACTATACAGGCAGTTCTTGTACATGTTATTCAGTTTGTTCAAAAAATAAAACTCGATACCAGTTAAGCAGTTAGAACCGACGGGGATGCCATTAGCATCCAGCTCAGATGCGGGATGTATTGCCGCATAAGACCAGTTCCCGTCTTTCGGGAGCCCTACACCATTGCCTACCTTGTTCGCCATATAGTGATGTATGAACGGGAAGATCTTCTTATCTTGGTTGCTTTCGACAATCTCCTTCAGCCATATCAAGCTGTTGGGCGAGTAGTACTGGTAGTCGTACGGCCTGTCCTTTTCGCTGTAGCCAGTGTCTGCCACGAACTCCCTCATGGCACGGATGTACGGATCATCCGAGTTGACATCAATAATCTTTCGCGCACGGATCATCCTGTCATGCCACTTGTCGTTAATCGGCCACACGTCGCTGCCATAGTCAACGGAAAGGAAGATAAAGATGTTGTTGTCCTTGCGCAAGAAATAACAAAGTTTTGAGTAGGCGTTTCGCATACCATTTCCAGTGTCCCAGCCCGTAAGGTAATTCTTGCACTTTCCCCAGTTGTCGTTCACATATTTCTTTGTCATTCGAACGGCATCGTCGGACAGGCGGTTTTCGCTCGGTACTAATTTACCGGTGTACCCAGCAGCCTGAGCATAGTCGCAGACGTAGGCATTGTAGGCCATAAAGTGCATGTCAGCCTGACCTGCAAGCGTCGATTTGCCCGGTTCGAGGTCAAAGGCGATGCGATTGCGGCCATTTGCTACATAGCAGTTAATGCCATTACCACTTACGTTAATCTGAGCGATGCGGTCGCGCACAGACACATTATGGCCGTCAATGGAGTTATAGTTCGTAAAGCGGTCAGGACGGATGGTATCTCCATTTCGAGATTCAAACATCCCATAATAGTCGTGGTTGCCCACGCATGAGAAGAATCGAAGGCCATAAATCTGCCAGTAGTTCACGTTGTAGATTTCCATGAACTCCTTTGAATCATCTTCGGGTGTTCCCAACTTCGGGGAGCCGCTCTCGATGCTGTCACCAGCGGACATCACACACATGATACTGCTGTCTGCTCCACAAATATCCATCATCGTGCGGAGGTCTTTCTCGTCAGACCAGTCATCGGTCTTCTCTGGGGTGTTCTCGTCGTTATCGACATACAAGTGTACATCTGATGCCACACAGATATTGTACTGATGCTTTCCCAACTCCTTAGTCGGCTCTGGCTCTGGTTCAGGTGTAGGGGTTGGAGTAGGCTCTGGTTCTGGCTGCGGCTCAGACGTAACCTCCACGATGAAAGCTGCCTCGACAGTATGCTCCGCATCATCAAGACGAGCCACCGCGTCAGGGTT